CGCGCAACCTCTCTGCCTCGGGGCTAACCATTCAAAGCAATGTAGTCTCGTACGAGTAAAGAAAAAGTGATAAATGTAAATCTCGCAAGATTTCGTCCCGGCAAGGACTTGTGCAAATTTGGGTGTTAGGAATCCGGCCTGCTACTTGTCAGGCCGTCACCAGTTTTCTCACGCGTTCACGATCACGTGAGTCACACCACCCTAGTCAAGAACTAGTTCGCCTTAGTCTCGCTCGCACCAGCCATGACGGCTAGGATATCACGCGAACGAGCTCGTACGCTCTCCGGCGCTGCGTTAAAGAGGTGGTCCGCCTTGGGGAATGGCTCCACCATCGTTACGCCATGGGGCAGCGCGGGCTTTGTCCCCTCGCCGCTGAGTTCGGCGATGAGGACGGCAAGGGTAGGTGGGAACTCGTGTCCTTTGATTCCCTCCCAGGTGGTCTGGGCGCGCAGGCTGGCGTCGAACTCGCGAAGCTCGGCCGACGTCATCTCGTAGACCCTGGCGGCACACTCATACATGTGATTGATGTCGCCAGGAGACACCGGGTAGGGACCGATGGACAGCTTGCGTGCTAGCTCCCTGTCGTCTCGCTCGAGACGGTCCATGAAATCTTGGGGTACGTCGAGATCTTCGGGCGACCCATCGATGACGGGAAGCCATTCAGGCAACGGACCCATGCCTTTAAAGTTCCAGATGGCTGTCATGTAAGCACCAATGATCGGAGAATACCGGTCGGTGACCATGTAGCCAATTATCTTGTCACGATATTTCGCAGTGTCGGGATTCGTCGAAACAGCAAGCTTCTGAGCCGCTCGCTCGAGCTTTGCGTATGATGCCCCGGTCTCGTTGGGGTTAACATATACACGCGAAAGAAACTCGACCTCTTCACCCTTGGCGGGATCCGAGAAAGTTACGGTGCGGTTGAAGCCATCTGCCGCGTCAAGGTACTTGAACGCAGCGCGCCAATTCTCGTCCGACACACCCGGCAAGCTACACTCGACCCCGTCGTCCCCGAACTTCAGACCAATGGCTTCAAAGAGGAGTCTCATAACCGAGGTCAGCGGGGTCGACGTGACAGGCTCCGAATTGTAGATCGCGGACGGGGCCTGGGGGTTGGGTGCGCTAGCGAAAGGAGAACCCACGAAGGAATCATAGGTGGGAAAGGCTTTGGCGAGTATACCAGATTTCTGCAGCTTCTTTAGCTGCGTATGCCAAACTGCCTTGGTCAAACAGTCTGCTCTACCCCCTGCCACGGGGTCGGACTTGCCCTCAGTAGTGACGGGCAAACCCTGAATGTTCCCATCGTCCCCAGTCATCTGTTGGAAGAATAAAGCGATGAGGACGGTGAGGTAAGCGCGAAAGGCGAACTTAATGGAATTCAAATGCGTAGTGATGCCGGTGCCACTAGGATTCTTCCATTTCGTGCTTTTGACTTGAGGGCCAACCTGGATACGGATATTGAAACACGCCTTTAGGACCATGATGCCCCAATCGACGTGCCTCATCCCCTTGGGGTGTTCGTCCGTAGCCAAGTCGGCGCTGAAGACGACGGAAAAGAAATAGCGGATCAGGTCTTCCAGGAGCTGGTAGGAGTCTTTGGTGTGAGAATCATCAGCATTCTTGTAATCAACCTGAGGTATGCGGCACCCGTTAAAATCTCGCCGCATCCTATCGCTATGTGCGTACTGCCGCTGAAGGGCCTCCGCAAGCTCAGAAGGATTCTTGCCCGGGCAATACCAATCGACGCCATGTGACCCCTGGTCCCGCTTGAGCAGGATGTCCAGCGTCTGGCCGAGTCGGCCAGAGTCAATCGATAAGCCGTGCTCCATGGCATTCACCATTCGTGGG